TTGTTTTCTCTAGATTGTCAAGAATTAGTTAGAATGAAATTAAATCTAACATTCTCAACAACAGATAATAAAACAGTTCATGGTGTTCCACATATTGACACTGCTCTGCCAGTTGATAATATGAAAGTTGCCATATATTATATTAATGACTCTGATGGTGATACAATTATTTTTAATGAAGATTATCAATCTAAAACATTCACAGTCAAAGAGAGAATCACGCCAAGAAAGGGTAGAATGGTTGTATTCCCTGGAACTTTCTTGCATGCGCCATCCAGCCCCAGCCAAGGTAGCGATAGGTTCGTTTGCAACATAAATTATATCGCAAAAAGTGCTTGACATTAATTCATAAATCAGGTATAATTATTACTTAACTGAGGAGAATATGTCCTATGGCTACAACAGCTAAACGAAACGAAATTATTGCAAAAGCAGAACGCATGGCGAAAGGTTCAGAGCAACAACTCCGACCTGAATCATACAAACGAGATCTAATCATGGCATTGAATTACTACAACTCAAGTCATGATGACAAAGATAAAAAGAAATGGTTACTGAGTCATATCGCTAAGACCGATAAGAAACTGGCAGTTCAGTTGAACAAACTTGATGAGAAACTTTTCCGTCATGCTGGTATTCTTGCTCGTCTAAAAGATGGTGGTTCATTATTGGAAGAGAAAGAGGAATTGTTCCTTACCAATGCGATCAAGCAACTAACTGCCACTGTTGCTCCAGCTGTCGTTGTTGTTTCTGATGAAGAAAAGGCGCAGAAAGCTGCCACCAATGTCATCTCTATTCAAGAACGAATGATGGAAAAAGCACACGAGATGGCTGGTGAATTTGAAGGTATGATCGACGACTTCATCCTTGAGGATAAGAAGTTCGATGCTGCCAAAGAATTGAAACACTATCAAATCAGTGGACCTGTTGCGAAACTTATCGCACCTCTGTTTGACAAAACTATTGCTGAGTTGGAAGAAGTGCTTGAAGGTAATGACGAACAACTCAATGAAGGTTATAGTCACCTGAAGAAAACAAAGATTAAAAATCTGTTGGCATTGTATAAGTCTATCGGTGAAGCATGCGGTCTACAGGTTCAGGTTGCCAAAGCAACTCGAGCACCTCGTCTCCGTAAAGAGAAACCAGCTGGTAAGTTGGTTGAGAAGATGAAATTCATGAAGGAATTCCCTGAGTTGGGTATTAAATCTGTGCTTGCCACGACTATCATCAACAGTCAAGAACTGTGGGTATACAATACAAAGTACAAGAAACTACAGGTGTATCGTGCCATGGATGATGCAGGTTTATCCGTCAAGGGTACTACTATCATTGGCTATGATCCATCAAACTCAGGTGGTAAAACCCTGCGTAAGCCAGAGTTGGTCAAAGACTACCAAGCAATGGGTAAGCGTCCATTGAACTCTGCGTATAAAGCATTGACTACCAAAGAAGCTGCTGTGAATGGTCGTGTGAACGAAGAATGTATCCTACTGAAAGTATTTTAATATGATTTTAATTGACTATTCACAAGTATCTCTAGCCAACATCCTCTCTTTCAAGAAGGAGTTGATGTCTGGTGATGAGAAACAGACTACCGATTTGATTCGCCATGCGACTCTCTCAACAATAAAATCCTACAAGAAAAAGTATGGTAAAGACTACGGAGATGTAGTTATTTGTTGCGATGGTCGTAACTACTGGCGTCGTCAATACTTTGAACACTACAAGGCAAGTCGTAAGAAGGCACGAGATGCTTCTGACTTAGACTGGGGTTTGATTTTTGACACGCTGAGTAAGATTCGCGAAGAGATTGCTCAACACTTTCCCTACAAAGTTATGCATCTGGAACAGTGCGAAGCTGACGACATCATTGCAGTTCTGACACAACAGACTCAAGAGTTTGGGTTTAGTGAGAATGTTATGATTGTTTCAAGCGACAAAGATTTTAAACAACTTCACAAATTCAACAATGTGAAACAATACAGTCCACTGTTGCGTAAGATGATCACAGCCAAGAAATCTGAGATCCACGAGAACTACATTACTCATGTGGTTAAGGGTGATACAGGCGATGGCATTCCAAACATTCTCAGTAAGGATAACTGCTTCGTAACAGGCGATAGACAAACTCCAGTGTCAGCTAAACGATTGGCTGAATTCATGGAGAAGGGTATTGATGCTTGTCGCAATGATGAAGAGAAGCGCAATTGGCAACGCAATCAAATTCTAGTAAATTTTGATTACATTCCTGACGACATCAAGAAAGTCATCCTTGATACTTACCTAAGTATTAAACCCAAAGGCGACAAGATGGCTATTATGAATTATCTGATTGCCAACAGATGTCGATTACTATTAGACGAGATTGAGGAGTTTTAACATGGCACAGCCAATTACTAAGATTTTAGAAAAGATTAACGAAGATCCAAAAAATCTTCAGCAGTTCCGTGGACAAGTGAATGCTATTCAGATGATTATGGAATACGCATACATGAAAGAAAAGAAGTTTGAGTTGCCAGACGGAGCACCTCCTTTCAAACCTGCAGCTGAACCACTGGGTATGACACCTATCAATCTGTATGCAGAGATGCGCAGATTTTATGTGTTTTGCCGTAAAGACCTGAAACAACTACAACGAGAGCAGATGTTTGTAGGACTTTTGGAAGGCATTCATGCAGACGAAGTAGCACTTATCCTCGCTGTAAAAGATCAGAAACTCAACAAACTCTATCCAAAACTCACCAAAAATTGGGCTGAGGATAATGGTTTCATCCCAAAACCAGAGCCCAAAGTCACCAAAAAAGACGCTGTAAAGGCGAAATAAGTCCTTTTTGACCCTCCTGAGTCCAAATAACCCTACTTTTAGTAGGGTTTTTCATCATTTCGCTTTACTTTAATTCACAAATATGGTATAATTATTATATGGAATTGAGAAAAGGAACTAAAATGTTGAAAAATGCTAAGTTGGCTTCTGTTGGTGATGCGATTCGTGGCTATGATTTTAAACCTATGGTTGGTCGTAACGACTGCTACGCTGAAGGTACTGTTGAATCAATTAGCAACGAAATGGGTTACATGGCTTACAAAATTACTTGTACGACAGATGTGTTTGATGGTAAGAAACAACCAAAGGGTAAACATTCTCGTGTTGGTAAAATTGTGTTTGTTCCCTTCGAAGTAAGTTTCATGGAATATGATGGTCGTATTTTAAACTTGAGTAAGTAAGGAGTTATTATGGCTGCGATGAAAGAGTTGTGGGAAAATATCAATTACCTTCTTGACAAGTACAGAGGTCCAGTAAACTGGAAATCTTGTCAAGAAATCGCTGACGAACTGGGTTGTCCAGTTGACTGGGTAAATGAAATTGTTGAAGAAAGATGGAATGAAAGAGTTTATGGGAACAGTTGAGAAGGAAATCCTGTTAATTGCACAGGAAGAATGCGCAGAAGTTACGCAAGCGATCAGTAAAGTTTTTAGATTTGGATTTGGTTCAGTACACAATGGAGTGAACAACCGAGAGCATCTTGAAGAAGAGATCGGTGATCTAATGTGTATGATTGACTTGATGATTGATAATGGTATCGTCAGTGAGTCAGCTGTAATGGCAGCAAAAAATGAGAAGCTGAATAAGCTGTTGACATGGTCTAAGATTTTCAAGGAAGCTGTATGATCAAAGGGTTTATCAACAACGATTGGGATCGTGAGAATCTGAACTTTTTGTTGAACACGAAGGGTGATGACTTCACGGCATTCTGGGAACAGTCTGATGAAGATGACAAAAAGTATGCTCAAGAATTGATGGATGCATATGCTCGTGAACTGCAGTTGAAGTCTGAGTTGTTGGAAATTGAATCAAGATTGGATAACCTTACAGATGCAAAGGTTATTTTGGAGAAATTTGCTTTAAAATAAAATTGAAGGTATAATTATGACTGATGAGCAATTGATGGAGTTGTCGAAGGATATAGATAATGTTCTTATCCAGTTGGCAACCAAATATGAAACACCAGCCCTACTCTTGTCGGCAGTAATGCTAGCAAGAATCGTGTTGTTGTGTGATGAATGTGGTGCCAGCGAAGATATTCGTAAGTT